GATGTTGTTTTTGATTGATCCGGATACCAAAGAAGTCTTTGATGGACCGGCATTTGAGGATAATCAGCGGTTGCTCAAATTGGGAGTTATGACTTCACCAACGCAGATACGTTGGCTTCCGCTTCCTTGAGGATATCCTCCAACCAATCATCACAAATACGTGACCAACTTGGGTAATTGTAAGACTGAACAGCAGACTGCTTTTGTGTCAATGTCTGTATTGTCTTTTCCATTGCCTCTGTAACATGTTCGTTTGCAAACGTAGGACAGGAGAACCCATGTGGCATACCTCCGGCAAAGTAAAACTTTCCATTGGGACGGATGAATTCGGCAACATCGCCTGTAAGGAAATCGCGGTATGCACCCACATCTGTCACAATCTGTGGTGCTCCGGTATACATGTGCTCCAACTGACACAATCCAAATCCCTCACCATCCGACGTATTGATTCCAACGTGAGCGACATTATACAATTGGTTGATACCATCATCTGTCCACACGTTGGGAGGGGACGTGTCGATCAACAACAATCGTCTTGCATAGTTCTGGAATTCCATTCCATTGTCTTTTAACTCTTCCATGAAGATACGCTGAACATCATAATGGGCGCCGGTCTGAGGTTGCAGATTGGATGCGATAATTAGATAATATGGCTTTGTAGGATATCGCTTCAGAAGTCCCACAAATCCACCTATGGTAGTGTCCAAACGCTTTCGCTGACTGTTTCGATTCGCATTCAGTAAGATAATTGCATCGGATGGAACCCCAAGATTTGCTCGTATAGACTTCCTCGCATCCTCGGGAAGACAACTAAATACGGTTGGGTCTACTGCATGCCCCAATACACGAACATCGGGGAAGGGTCCATACTCCAAAAACCGCTGCTTCCATATCTTTGTAAAGCAATACACTCGGTCTGCATGCTTATGCAGAATATCCATCAAAGGTGTTGCAATACCCGTGTACACCTGGTCGAGGTAGATCCACAATTTATAGGATGACTTTCCGCGCTCGTGCTTCATAGACTCTATGAACTTCGCGATGATGTATGGGTCATTATAGATCATAACCACATCCGGATTCACCATCTCCAAGTACTCGTGAATCTTGTTAAACCCAAACCCCTCCTCCTTTGGATCTTCGTTTGCAGCCGCGTCATAGGAGGTAACTCCCTCGGGATACTTCCGACTGTTCGCACGACTGGGGTGTCTCTGAAATCCAAAGTGGAATGTCTTGACCTTTGGACTTAATGTAGACAACTGCTTGACTAGGTTATAACTTACCTTGGAATAGCCAGTCGTCTGATCTATATGGGTGCTTACGAGAACAAATCGCATTACTAGATTACGGAATCTCTCGCGTAAATCACAAATGCAGGTGAACTCCGCGCAAGATTGGTTAACCAAGCAAAAGAGACGGGTTCTCGCAAAGTCTATGAATGTAGCAACACCTCCTCAATCACAGAGGACGAATGCGTTGGTTGCGAGTCTAGAGGCAAATGCTTCCACCCAACGTGAGAGATTCATAGCTCCGTTTCAAGGTGCTGCCGGTGGAGCCAGTGGCGGTGCAACGTATTCCTCCGATTGCTGCCCAGTCACTCTTCCGCTTCCCGTGACAAACAATCGGAGCGTTGTGCCTTATAGTGGCCGTTCCGTTCAACCCATGAGCAAGTAAACTCTATCTTAAAGAAAGCACTGTAGAGTATACAAATGCCTGGTGGCTTAATTCAATTGGTGGGTGTGGGCGCCCAGAACGAGTTAATCAATGGGAATCCCACTATGACTCATTTCAGAGCAGTCTACCGAAAACATACGAACTTTGCGATGGAGTCCATTCGTATGCCGTTCTCGTCGTCCAATCTAGAGTTCTCTACGACAGGACCGCGAACAATATCGTGTCGCATTGATCGATATGCACAATTGCTTCACGATTGTTACTTGGTATTAACACTTCCCGACATTTGGTCGCCGTTGAAGTTTTTGAACGGGTCTCTCCCTCCAAGTGGGTATGATCCTCGTACGAACTCGATTGGGTACGAGTTCCAATGGATTCCGAATATTGGTTACAACTTGATTGATCAAGTGGAAATCACAATGAATGGGCAATCGATTCAGATCCTACGAGGAGAGTGGTTGAAGATGTATTCCTATCTAACACACGATTCCAACAAGCGGGACATTGTGGACAAGATGGTAGGGAATGTCCCCGAACTCTATGATCCTGCACACGCCTATGATCGTGAGGGGCAGTATCCTCATGCAATTGCACCATTGGCGTTACCAACTGCATCTCCTCAAACCCGAATTCCAGAACCTTCTATTCGGAGTCGCCAACTTGTGATTCCTCTTCATTTTTGGTTTTGCGAAAACCCCGGAATGGCGCTTCCGCTGGTATCTCTCCAGAACTCCGAGGTCTATATCAATGTGACCCTGCGAAGTATTACGGATTTGTATACGGTTGTCGATGTTACCCCCGGTCCAACCTACGGACAGCGCGTGAAGCCTACCAACTACCCTCTCCAATTGTTCCTGTCTCCTCCTCTTGCGAACGGAAGTGTAAGTAATCCTACATTAACAACGTTCTTTCCAGATCCTTATATCGAGGGAAACTTTATCTACCTGACGGAGATGGAGATGAATCAACTTGCACGGGCAGATCAGACATTCTTGGTCAAGACTGTACGATATGTCAACAAAGAAGGTCAGTTTGGTGGAAATACAGATTTGGAACTTCCGATGTTCAACTTGGTCACGCGGATTGTGTTTGCCGCACAGCGGTCTGATCGATTGCTGGCGAACGATTGGGATAATTATACCAATTGGAACAATCCAAATCGTGCACCATGGTCTTCCATCACAAACGCAAGCGATACATCCCTGACTCCAGCAGAAAAACAGGTGGTAGGATTGTTCTCCTCTGGACAGCAACAGGTTACATCTGTATTTCCAAAGGATGCGATGATTGATGGAGTCTTGCTGTTTGACGGAAAAGAGAGATTCCAGACAAAACCATTGCCTTTCTTTTCGCTTCAGCAAATGTACCGCCATATCACGGGTCAAACACCAGATCTTCCCGGAGTCTATATGTATTCCTTTGCACTTGATCATGCTTCCTATCAACCCTCGGGAGCAGCAAATGGGAGTATGTTTAATAAGATCGTGTTGCGACTGACACTTCAACAACCGCTTCCGGAGTCCGTCACACCTCAGGGTGGGTCTACATCTTCACAAGTCTGCGTTCTCACTTCTACACTTTTTAGTCCAAATCCAACCATCATTCCTGCTGCGAACCTTAACCTTAGAGATTCCGCAGGCAGGCCGCTCTATCCACCTGGAAGTATCACGACTGTGGTACAATCCAACGACAATATCATATTTACCTTCACGTACAATGTGGGAGTCTACGTAGAGGCTATCAACTTCCTGCGTATCGTATCGGGTTTGGGCAATCTAGTCTTCGCATCATAATAATGAGTGGTATCTACCTAGAGTCTGCCTATTATGGCGACGAAAAGAGTTTCGTCAATATCACAAGCAGTCTTGCGAAAAAGGTTACAGGAGGAGTTTTGGATGTTACGTCAAATTCCGACTTACGCCCTGCGTTTGAGGCAGCACCTGAAACACGCCTGGATAGTCGTGACGAGAAACAGATACGCGAACAGGCGGTCCAAGCGTGTGGAGGAGAGGCGGATCAAAAATGTCTAGAACGAACCCGAATTAAGATGAGCCAAGAACGACTGCGAGCCAAGGAGAATGAGAATCTGGTAAAGGGCGTCATCAAGGGCGATCGTCTTACCGTCAATATTGTCGACAATGGACGTCGTAGAACATTGATTGCCCCCGCAGGTCAAAAACTACGATTGGAGAACATATTGGGTGACAAACCCTCTGACAAGAACGCTATCCTAGCATTGCCCACCACCGATCAGTTTCAAGAGCGAGCCATTACACTGATTACAATCGTCGCAAGTACGTTCTTTTGGGTGTTTGGAATTGTCGCATCCTATACCATCTTTATGCGTCAATACGAGGCAACTGGAAAGGACTCCTTCCGAATTATCGCATATGCGTCTGCGGCTGCGTCTGTGATTTTCCCCGGGTTGGGGTATCTCATTATTCTTGGCTATTTTGGGTTTAACGCCTTTATAGCGGAATATATAGCGAAGGAATAATGATTCAACTCAAGTGGGTTGTTGCGGGGTTGATCCTTGGATTGCTCATTTCGACTGTGATTATCCCACCTACCCGTAAGAAGATAGCCATTCCACAACCCAACGACTCGAGTGTGTATCACACCGATACGGGATGTGTGCGATTTGAGGCGGTTGAAGTACCTTGTGTCGACGAAGCAGATTCGTTGAATCTACTCGCATCTACAAAATAATGGTCAAGTTGGTCGAAGTCATTGAACGCGCATCTCCGTTCTTTTCGTTTATTATCGGGTTGGGTGTCGCGGCGATTCTCTTTCATCGTCAGTTTGATACCATACGAACGCTTGGTGTTTCCCTCAAAGATGCCACTGAAAAAGTGGTCAAGGTTGATGGAAAATGTTACAGATATCGCGTGGAGGATGCAAATTGTGAAAACACATCTATGAAATAAACAATGGACGACGCAACATCTCTAGACGCCCTGCTGAATGCGAATCCTCAGGGACCTCAATCGCAGCCTCCCGTGATTCCCATGCCGAGTATTCCTGCTCCAGGATATTCTGGAATGGCACCAACTTTCAAGCCCAGTCTACCTGCCATGCGTTGGATGGCATCGTCTGCGAGTCTGTACATTGCCTTTTTCCTCGCAGCAGTGATTATCTCTCTATCCACACCTCGCAATCTTCTTCTTCAGTATGTCCCGAATGCATATACCGGGTCTGGGGTAGTTAGTTTTACAGGAGCAGGTGTGTTGGGTGTTGCTGCGGTTGTCATCACTCAGTTTCTTCACAACTTTCTGTCGGGACTTTTGGGCTAACAATGCCTTGAACTGTAGCGTATAATGCCTGACTTGCGATCTATGAATCTCTTTGTCAAGCATAGGTGCTGTATACAAACTCTTGAGTATCGCAAGTGTGAATTCAATTCTGTGGTCTAAGTTCATCTCAAACTGTATGTCTTATGTTTAGGACATACATTTTGAAAACGGGTTTTTACAGTCTAGTCTATACACTTGTATGGAACCTAACTTTGCAGGAGTATATTATGGAGACGAACCGATTATGCTACAAGAGGCATACAGAGTGATATCGGAACTTTGTCTATGGAAATGGATGAAAGAGTACAAGCCTCATCCTAACGAAGGATTTATGTTTGAAGTAGACATGACGTTGGCACTCATTGCATCGCAACTGAAGTTTCCACACACTGGTCCAACGTTTGCGTTGACGTTAAAGATTATGAAAGACATTGCAATACATGGATGGGAAAAACATTGGGACAAATGTATTGAGATGGGAGGAGCACCTTGTCCATGTAGGCGACAACGTGGAATTCCAGCCGGAACATGTGATAAAACAAACGGTGTTCCTATATGTTATCTTCAACGGGACAAGTAGTATACCCACAGTAGATTGACCCAGACACACCAAAGAGAACCGTATGTGTTGTATTGTACGTGATTGAGATAGAAATACAGGAAAAGACCCATCATCGCGACAGATACTTCCCGGGGTAACAAGAACGATGCGCCTAGAAACAAACCAATCCAATACGGCAATGCCTCGAGAGACGCGGGATCAAAACTCCATTTCCATTCAAAATGACCGTCTGGCGCAACGACAAACCGAAGATCGCGGGAGCCGTAGAGAAGTTCTACAAGGGATTGAATCGCAATGTAAGGAAGGACAAATTCATACTGTTTTGCCTCCACAAAGGCTGCGACAGGTTGCGCATATAAAACGAGTTTTCCAAGAATAGCAAGTATACGTTCATCCACAGCATGAATCCATCGTAGACCTTCCACCAACTGCATCTGGGATACAACCAGTGGAAACAAGTAAGGCTTTCCCTTTCCTGCGAGATACATTGCCGCAAGCAACCCAAATCCCCATGTTCCAAACGAAACCTCTGCGCTGTAACACATGCTTACAAATACACCCATAGAATAACCAAGGATGTCGTTTCTCTTCCTTACACCACAATATCTACGAGATCCGCCAGCATTTTTCCATACTCGTATTCTAGTAGGACCGGGTAGTTTTCTCACACCTGCGTTTGCGGAAAAATATAACATTACACACGTCATCAATTGTGCTCATAACGATTTTTCACCTGTATGGTGGAGAACACAGTTTCCCGACAAGTATACATTGATTGAAGCAGTGGATAGCGTACAAGTGAATATATTGGATTGGTATCCAGAGTTTGAAAAAACACTCCACCAGTATTTACGCGAAGGTGATGGTGTTGTCTATGTTCATTGTCATGCGGGAATGAACCGATCTGCGTCTCTAGCATTGGCATATACGTCCAAGAATATGGGCATGGATCTAGAAGAACTCGTTGCTTCTGTTCGTCGTCAGCGTCCGTGTATTTTACAGAATCCAGTCTTCATGAACCAAGTGAGAGAATTTGTAAATGGACGTGTTCAAGATTCGCAAGACAAGGGAACACAATTCATCCAACACTACGACAGGTACGCTAGATTCTTTACACCAGGGAATTATACAAGGGCTGAAGGATACGAAGACCAAACAGGAGATTCTCAGACAAGAAGCAGACGATTTACGGGCGGAAATATCACGCCTCTATTCTACGAATGACATTGCAAGTGTTGTAAAGGCAAACCAACTGGAGCAACGCGTGCGAGAAATACAAGATGAATTAGAACATTCTCATCCGGTAGAGGAATACTACCTCAAAAATATGGACTTGTTGGATGAGTATTACAAGAAGCAAGACTCCTCTGTCTCGGCTCCTACGTTACATCCCAAGGATGCGAATACATTTTTGAAGTTTTTTACAGCCGCGGTTCCTGTAGACAATGGACCAAGTCGCAAACAGATGTTTGACGAGTATGTTCAACGTATGCGGTTGTCCAATGGACCTGAAGTGGTTCAACTCATGACAGAGCATTGCCAACAATGTAATGTTGCTCGTGAAGAAATCAGTTCAGAGGGCATTCTTGTTTGTCCACGATGTGGTGGGGAGGAATATGCTTTGGTTGTGAGTGATTTTCCGAGTTTCCGCGATCCTCCCAAGGAACGCAATAACTATGCTTACAAAAAGATTAATCATTTGAATGAAATCCTCAATCAGTTTCAAGCCAAAGAGAGCACCATTATTCCCGAGGATGTCATGAACGAGGTCATTCTTGAAATCCGCAAAAGGCGTATTACAAATATTGCCGATCTGTCGGAGGAAGACATACGACAGATTTTAAAGAAACTGAACCGAAGTAAGTACTATGAACACCGCGCCCACATCCTATCCCGACTCAACGGCAATCCACCACCTACAATCACGCCTGAGATTGAGGAGAAGATTCGCACAATGTTTCAAGACATTCAGGCACCTTTTCTGCTGTACTGCCCGAACGACCGCACGAACTTTTTGAGTTATTCCTACATTCTGTACAAGTTCTTTGAATTGTTGGAGTTGGATGAATACAAGGTGTTTTTTCCACTTTTGAAATCACGCGATCGATTAATAGCCCACGACCAAATATGGAAAAAGATTTGCGATTACCTAAGTTGGGAATTCATAAGCAGCGTTTAGTACCCCTTCAACCACGCTTGAACGCGAGGACGAATGTGTGGAACCTTCATATACACATCCAAGGAACGACATCCTTTGCGAATACTTTCAACATCTTCGATTGCGATGGATTCTAGGATACCCACAAATCCATCGTCGTCAATATACTTGCGAACTCGGTGAATAAGATGAACGCGTTGATGAGGAGGGCGAGAACGAAGAGCAGAATAGATGTTCATGGTAAAAAGAAGAATACATACAGAACGGGATTCCGTTTTTTATGACCAGTCAATTATAATTCCAGACTTTTTTACCATTTGATTTGGATTTCTGGGTAATGGTTCCCACGTTTCACCATATTCAACTCTACAATCAGGAAACTTTAGACGATATCCTTCAAGTAGATCATCAACCGTAGGAACGTAATTACCACAACGAACACCGCTGGACGACATTTCAACTGTATATTGTGTCTTACCATCACGTGCTGCTCCAACAACCATACCAGAATGTTGATTGACGTGTTGCGTCACGCTTTGAATACGTAACAACTCTTTGAAACGAGTTTGTTCGTTCTGTAGAAACTCACGAGAGAACGTATCCTTGAACTCCATTTTGACTGTTGGGGGGAGTCGTATAGTCTTGAAATACGCAAATCCGTTTTTATATCTTCAAGCGAAACGCAGTCCAACCCTCTCCCCGATTCGGCTTCCCATACGCCTCAATAAGCATCTCGCGAAGTTTCATGGCGTTTCCTGCTGTGTATCCTTGTTCGCGTTTCCACGTTTGAAAGACCGATGCTATCTTTGGCCAGGGAACAGGTTCATCATCCGCAAGAGACGGAAAGACAAAGGTATCCAAAAACAGGCGTAGGACTTCATCGCCAATCAGTCGTGTTGTCTCGTCCATTTCGGGTTCAGGTTGCGCACAGGTATCCATCAAATCAAACAACAGTTTGACTTGATCAATGTCTACACGAAAGAACTCGCGACTTGGATTGACTCGGTCTTTTGCGAGAATTCGGTGGATGGTCGTTTCCTTCTGCTGTGGATTCACGACAAACTTGGACAACTCCAAGGAAAAAGGCATGGGAATCCATGTATTGGGTTGGTTGGCTTCTTGTAGGCGCTCTTCGATGGCTCGTGTTGTAAATCCGATTTTGAGGAGTCCGGGCATGGATGGATTGCTCATCACATACACGTAACCAAACGACATTATCTTTTCTGCTTTCGCGACTTGTAAACCTTTCGCTTTCTACGTCTCGTCCCCGCCTTCAACGGCAAATACTGAACAGCCGACTGGGATTCGGTATTCAACAACCGAATGTCCTTGCGAATGTCTGGAATGGGTTCCCAACGCAGGTCGACAAGTTCTCCTTCGCGTCCCATCGCACGCCAAGATTGAAGGATGTCTTGCTTCCTTTCGGATGGTATGTCCACAAGAAACACATTGGATGTCTTGGGAACAATCTTGAACGGACGGATATCATACCCGGTCTCTTCCTTCACTTCGCGAATCGCAGCCTCTACAGGTGATTCGTCGGGATACTTGGGATCGGGAAAGGTTCCTTTGAGAAACCCGGGTGGATTGCCTGGAACGACAAAGCGAGTGGAAAACCTATCTGGCGAAGACTTCCACTCGAGAGGTGTAAATTTCACATCTTCGCCGAGCTGTTTTGCTCGTTCTGTCGCCACTTCTCTCGCTCTTCGTCGTTTGGGTGTATCGGGAACACCTGTAATCCGTTGTAATGGAAAAACAGATGTGTCTTCATCCGCCAACCATTTGCCTCCTTGCGCAATCAATACATCGCGCCCACTTGTCACCAACACAATGACGGACATCTATTATATTTCACCTGCGAAATCAAAGCCAGCGTAGACAATCAATCCTTCGCGGTCATACTCGTCGGGTCCAAGGGTCTGTGAGGAAGCACAGGATAGTGTGTCTTCTTCGCCGTCTTCAAACATCACGATTCGTATAGTGTTTCGTAACATCTCTTCATTGAACATCAGTCGATCAAGAGATGGCAAGTCGGGGTCTTGTAACAAGTCCCAGAGTTCATCATTCCGTTGCTGGAGTCGTATGTATTCTTCCATTCTGTGCGGGAGGTTCCTTGGAATTTACAAATCCGTTTTACTCATCATCTAAGAAATCCCAGTTCTCTGCGGGTTGAATCTCTGTAGAATTTGGATATTTATAATCCGCCTCACATTCGTGACACGGTTCAATTTCAACCTCTGATCCATCCGGTAACGTGATATAAAGTATATTCCACCTTACATGATGGTTCTCGGGGGTGAGAACAACTCCTTCGGGTACCTTAAATACAAATTCTGTTGTATATCGTGCTACCAATACCTGCGACATACAAACTTATCCTATTTGACTTTGTTTCCGTTTTTACTGCCTCAACAGACCATGCTGCAGGAACTTGTGCACCACGGCGAACACCACGGCGTGGGTCAGTGCCTGGGTCTGGAAACTGGCGCCAGGGGGCAGGCTCAGCAGGATGCCGGGGGTCAGCACGTAGAACAAGATAGCCGTTGTCAAAAGATACCACCACATTTTTATTAAACCTCACGGAAAATTTCCCGGAACAGCCAAATAAGTTTGTCGTCCAGAGTATCCATGAAGATAAACACGGCATACAGAAAGACAACCTGACCTCCAAAGGATTCCACATAATGTTCTAACGCGGACGTCACGGGTAGAACGGGGATGGTCGTATTCACAAAGTATGTCAACCAGAACGCAACAATCACGATGATGGATATTTCAGTTGCGACATCCAACACTTGATACACAACCGAACTCTTCTTCCACTCTTCATCATACGCCGGGAATACCTTGGACAATCCATAGGATACCGCAGCGCCGAAAAACACGTAGAAGATTGCGACAAAAATGAGGTTGATGCTAAGGTTCAATATATACCCTTTTACGGAGGGTATTCTATTCAATCCGGTATTCTTCATTACTTAAAACCCGGGAAACTCCATGAGACAGGGGCCGTCGGTGCGACTCCCATCGGGGCAACGCTTATTGACGAATGTCTCTTTTCCGTAGTCCGAGGGTATGCTCTTGACG